CATTGTTTGTTGATTCTTGATTTACAGGTATGCTTTGGAAAACTTCTATTTGTTCTTCAGTGGTTAATCTTGGATTATTTAAAATTTGTTGGTATGTATATAAATCTTTTGTTGGTATAGTATTAAATTTAATACCTAATTCATACATATCATATTTAGTACATCCAGCGAAGAATGAATCAATGATACTTTGAATCCTATCTTTAGACGCACCTTTTAATTGTTTTTCAATGATAGTATTCATCATAGATGGATTATCTACAATAATTGTCCAACTGATCTGTCCACTTCTAGATGTATTTTTATAAGTGTAAATTGGTTCAGGTCTACCGATGAAACTTGTTGCGTTGAAATCGGGTTTTGTATCGTCATTAAATTTAACGTTATATGGTGGGAACCACATAATTCTTCCCCCATTTGGTCCTTTTTCACAAACAGGTAAATCATCGTAAGTATAACCCGGTCTGTCTGAAGTTCTCCAAGCTAAATTCTCGATTGAGAACATGTACTTTTTAACTTTACCGTCAACAATATTTGTTGAACCCGGATTTCTTAAAGGAGCAATGTTTAAGTTATATGTATTATCGAATATTGAATAGTCAAATCTTCTACCCGAAGTTGTGATTCCATCAACTTTTTGTAAGTCAGCATATGTGTAATATGGGGTGTCCTTTTGGAATACTCTACAATATTCTAACCCCGCTTGAGTTCCGTCCGCTTGATTAACATAAGATAAAACTCTTGAACCTTTAGTCAACTCTTTATACCCGTCATTGAAAACTTTTGAAACTTGGTTAATTGCGGTTCCAACATGTTTTAGTCTTGCTTGTCCTTGTACTTGATCGGCAGAATCTACTAATCTTTGTGTCTCATAAAGAATAGATCCAGGTCTAAAAGGAACATCTATCGATTGATATCTTAAATAATCACCTGAAATCTGATTAAACTCATCATCTAAACTTCCTGCCCCACCACCTACAGTTGCACGGAAACCAGCATCTCCTTTATACTTAGGTGAAGTCCAAACCATTTGACCTGACGTTCCACCACCATCGGTATAAGATTTACCCTTTAAACCAAAATTAAGTTGGTTTTCGTTACCTTCATATAAAATACCTAATTCTTGAGGACCATAAACAATACTTTGTTGTTGTACTCCAAATTGATTAACAGGTAATTGATTAGGTGGTCCATCAATTTGTGCTGGTTCAGCGTTTTCACTACCAACATAATATCCCGAAGATTGAGCTTTGTCTTGGTCAAATAATCTATTTACAGCTGCGGATGCCCCTGCAATAAGTCCACCAACTATCCCTCTGTTATAGGCCGGTCTATAAAGGTTATAATCTAAAGCCGAGAATAGTGCGGATCTTTGACCATTACCTGTATTTGCAACAAATACTTCAGATGGATTTCTATACTTGTTTAATATAGGTGCTAACAACCCACCTGTTAGATTATTCGCAACACCTAAGGCTGCAGCATTTTGTGGTCCATTAATAGGATTATCATCATCAAAATAATCACCAGGGATAAATGAAACAGGGAAATAAGTACCTGTTAATCTATTAGCTAAAGATACCGCAGCTAAAGCGGGATTTTCAGGAACTGTAATTTTCCAATTTCTTATGAAAAATGGTTGTTGTCCTGTTGCCAATAAACTCGCGGAAAATGGATCGGTAATCGTGTCTAAGTTAATAGCACCGATGGTTGCTTGTTCTAATTCTTGTGCAATTCTTTCATTGAATGCGAACTTAAGTTGTTCAGCACCAATTTTAGCTAAAAAACTATCAGCAGATAAAGGTCCGTTGGATCCTAATGGATCATCTGAAAAAACAATCCCGTATGTTGAGTAACTTGAATAACTGTAATATGCTGGATACCAATATGGTTGGTATATAAGTCCTGATTGTTGGACATCAGTTATGATAACCAAATCTTTATATCCTCCTGATGGTCCCCATTTATTCGTTACGTATGCCGATTCAATAAAGAATTCATTAACAAGGACTAATCCTTGAGTTTGAGCACCATTAACAGGATAGTATGGTCCTTGATTAGGTTCTAAAACGGGTGTTAAATTAACACCAATAGGATTTCCGAAACCACCTTCAGGTCCGTATTCATTAAGTGGATATAAATCTGACGCAAATAAATTTGTAGAAACATAATTATTTGGTGAATCTACCACATTAGAAACTGTTAAATTTGTTTCATAGTTTACAGGGTTACCCGGTGATGTGTATGCACCTGGTACGCCATACGGTTGTAAATTTCTAACCAACAACTGTTTTCTAAACAATTCTGAGTTACCAAAAGATAAAAAGCTTTCAGCCATACTTTTATTTTATAAATAGATTATAGTCTATTTTTTTGAATAGTATATTAAGGTTGATTTTTTCCTCCTGTTGTTGCCGATGGTGCGTTTTTAGAATTTAAATTACCATTTAGGTTGACTTTGACCTCAGGGGTGTCTGATCCTTTGATCATCATTTTATTGACGGTTTCTTGATCAATATTTTTAGTAATGTTAGGATCACCTGAAATATTCCAATTAACAGTTACCACTTGTCCCTCTGCAGGTTTTTGTGGATTATACGCTTTATTAAATGTATCCTGAATACTTTTTAAAGTTGCATCAAATGAAGCTTGTATTTTAACTTTTGATTCTTCTTCTATTTTAGCAGCATTTGATAGAAAATTAGTTAATGCTTGATTCGCACCTTCTTTATCTTCTTTCAATAATGATGTTATCGCATCTTCAATTGGTTGGGTTAGTTGTGTTAATGGTTCTCTAACAGATTTTGTCGTTACGCCCCTATTCATCCCTACAGCAACATCTTTATTAATACTCATCATAGTTGTGAAGAGTTTTTCGATTGGTTCTGAAGTAGCCTTTCCAAACCCAACCGCAGCCTTTGTTCCCGATATGCTTTGATTAATTTGTTGTAACTCTGTTAATTGATCATAAGCCAACTCTTCAACGGTTTGTGCCTGAGTTGTTTGAGACTCTTTTAATTTTTCTATGTCTTCAGGTGTTAGTTGATCAACTTGTTTCAATGTTATCTCACCTGTTTTTTCGTCTTTAACATTTACCGTAGCAACACCATCTTTCATCTGTGCCATACTAGCGATAAGTTCTTTAGTTTCTTCATTGCCCTCAGCAAAACTAGGTAATTTAATTTGTGACATTTTTTTGTCAAACTCAGAAGCTTTGATCGACATACCTGCCAACTCTTCCGCAGTCATACCCATTGCATCGGCAACCTCTCTTAATCTTCGTTTTGATCCTGGCATAATTTCAAACTTACCTGTCTGTTCATTGAACTTGGTAAATTCTTTTGACATATTGACTATTTCTTTTTGTAGGGCTTCAGGATCGTTTTGAGCCATGTCCATCGCTCTTAATGGATCTAACAACCCACTTGATGTAACACCTAATCTTTGTAATGATGCAGATAACTCAATCGCTTTTTCAGGTGAGAATAAATCATCGGCAAGTTTAAACACTTTACCCATATCAACACCAAGTCTTGATGCTTGAATTGACATTTTGGTTAAACCGTTAACTCCCCCTTCAAAATTATATAAGTTTAATTTTCCTATGTTTTGAGCAACTGCAGAAGATACTGCACCAACTGAAACACCAGCAGCCCTTGCCGAATTAGCAACCTCCAACATTGCATCACCAACATCATAAACTGATACACCAACTTCTCTAAATCTTTCAGTTAAAAGACCAACATCTTGTCCTGTGGCTTTAGAAGCTGCAGATAGTTCAATTATAGCCTCACTTCCTAAACTTGCCGCGGATCCCAATGCCTCACCCATTTTACCTATGTTCTTGATTGCGGTTTCTTGGTCTATACCCATTCTAATAAGTGCAGGAGATACATCTCCAATAGACTGACGGAATTCCTCCATTCTACCTTTTCCAACACCAAATTGTGCAGAAAGTTCAGTGGCTTGTTCATCTAATAACTTAATAAAAGTGTTCTCACCCATACTTTTATCGACAAAAGAATCGGCAACTTGTTGCATTGTTGTTTGAGTGATATCTTTAATATCCTTTAGACCAATTTGCCAACTTTTTACATAATCTTCTTCAAAATCAAGTAATGGAACTTTTGTTTCTTCACCAGAAACTCCTTGAGCAATTTTTCTTCTCTCGGCAGCAACAGCTTCTTGAATTTGTTTTTGGACTTCTTTTTTTTCTTCTTCAGTCATTATTTCTGTTCTATTTACTCATAAATATCAATTTATTTATTTTCAATTTCTTCAACATATTTGTTAATTAAGTATTTTCTCACGTATGTAGGTAAAGACATGAACTCAGAATATTGTGTTCTGAAAATTTTTGAGAAATAATAAAACTCATCCAATATGGTTATCTTATACTGCGAAGAAAGGCCGAAAAAATTCCACCCCAAAAGCAATGTTGACCATTACTCTTTCTCCTGACGGGGCTATTACTTCTTTTCTTAAATCTAATCTTGGTTCGTTATCTACGATGAATCTTCTAATGAATTTAGAATCGGCTATAGGCATACTTTCAACAAATGTTGAGATTTTGATTCTGTCTGTATCCCCATTTAAACTTACAATGTGTTTGTTTAATTTTGTTGTGATTGTTGGTGCCGTTCTGTCAGAAGGATAAGATTTTAAAATTGTGTTAATTTCTAACGTATCATATATTGATAATAATTTTAAAGTTACTTTGTTTTTTGACATAGGTAATGTCACATTGAAAAGTCCATTTTCATCAGGTTCTACCTCTGTCTTTTTGAAATTAAGTTCGTCTAACTGAATTGTTGCGGTAAATTTTTGGTCAGTTACGGGATCTGTGACTGTCAGTTTGTATTCAGGACCAAAAGCTGTGTTTCTTAAGAACAATAAGATTGCTTCAACATCTCCATCTAAAAGTTCTTCAGGTCTAATTTCCCTTTCATATACTTTGTTTCTTAACAATGGTAGAATAATTGACTCAGTAACATTTTTTGTTCCATCGTAATCTGAAAGGATATTTTCATCAACCGCAGTCAAATAACCCACTTTAACTGTTTTCTTTTTTGATTTGTAAAAAATCCCCTGTGTTGGTAGACTTATAACGTCATGAGGTAAATTCAAATTACCGTGACCTACTGTATATTCATTTTGTTCCATATTATATATAATTTCAACTTAAATGATAAAAAAAAACTGTAAACTGTAAAGTCTACGGTTATATGTTTTACTATTATTTAGGTTAGTATACCAAGATACATCTGTCCATTTGCATTGAACAAGTAATACCTGCAATGTTGTCAGAGTTGTAAGCTAAAGAACCTCCATCATATCCTAAAAGAAATGCTCCTTCTAATATCCATTTTTCAACAACTACTCCTGTTGGATCCAACATTTCAAGGTCTACATTCTTTTTATAACCCGCTGCGTAACCCATACGTCCTGTTACAGACTCAGCACATAAACGAATCCACTCCATAATTGCTTGTGATGCTGAAGGTCCGATAGGGTCACGGAATTTAACTGAAATTGCATCCCATTTAAATCTACCAGCAACAAACGTTGAAGTGTTTAAAAATTCGATCTCTTTTGATCCAATAGTAAGTTTCGGTCTTGATGTACTTTCCACATACCACTCGTTAATTCCAAGTGATGAAGGAAATCTTAAGATCCATCGGTTCTCCCTTTTCGGTTCGTAAGGGATCGGCATTTTCATTAATAAATCAGCCATATCTTATTGTTTAAATTTTGTTTTATTTTTATTATAAATACTATGAAATAAAATTTTTTCTATTTACTTCAATTATTTTTCAAATTATATCTTAACT